TTTTAAAACACTTTAATCTGAGAAATTTTATCCTAATTCATGCAGGCGACATGGGAGAAGGTTTTTATGAAAACACTGATAGATATGATCTAAATATTTTAGAAGACTATTGTGAGAGTAATAATGGTAAAATCTTGATTACTAGAGGTAATCATTCTAATCCTGAATATTATACTGATTCACACTGGACCCGTGAAAGGTATAAACATATTACCTTTGTTAAAGATTATACCTACTATTCTATAAATGATAATACATTTCTATTTGCAGGTGGGGCAGTATCTATTGACCGTAATGCTCGATTTGTTAACCATGATTATTGGGCAGATGAAGGATTCAATCTACCTGATAACTATACGGATTTACCTGCATGTGATGTATTGATTACACATTCTGTAACCATTGATGCTCCTCCTATTGGAGGTTTGGATAGAATTGTAGGATGGTTTAAAAATGATCCTTCACTACGATATGAATTAATTGAGGAACGAGAAAATATCAAAAAATTGGTTGATCAGGTTAAACCGAAAATCAACCTATATGGTCATTTTCATAATACATATAGTGAACGAATAGATGGAACATGGTTTCGTTGTTTAAATATAAATGAAATATTGGATATAACTAGAGATTTATGAAAAAATATATAGAACAAGTTACAGTTACAGGTGCGAGTGACGATACTGACATTAAGAAGATGCTTGATATACAATCAGATTATCCATTTGTTGAATGGGGAATTCTTCTATCCCGTAGCCAGTCTGGTAGATCATGGTGGTCTATCTCCTGATAACCTAGAGGAACAACTATTGAAGTTGGATGAAGTAGTTGGTTCAGATACTATCTGGATTGACGCTGAAACCCATCTTCGTAGCAATGGTGATGAAATTTTTGACTTGGAAAAGGTTAAACAATTTTTAGAAGTTGCTAAGTCAAGAGTTATTGAATAATTTATGAAAACATTACTAGAATTACAAAAAGAAATCTCTGCATGGGCATCCGCAACATTCAAAGACCAAAATATTTCATCAAAAATGAAACATTTGACTTATGAAGTTAAAGAGTTAGCAGATGATCCGACAGATGGGGAAGAAATGGCAGATTGTCTAATTTTATTAGCTAATTTGGCGGAAATGTCTGGTTTGGACCTGTTTGAAGAAGCAGAGAAAAAGATGGCTAAAAATCGTCTTAGAACATGGAGTGCGCCAGATGAGGATGGAGTTTGCCGACATATCGAGTAAATATCGGTCTGATAGGATATTTATCTGATCAGATAAATAGTTTGATATGAAATTTTCAGAACTTATCAAACTAATGACGGAATCTTCTAATTCCATGTTATTTAGTAACAAAATGGATATAATAGAAGAAAAGGATAATAGAGGTAAAATTGTAAAAATGGGAGTTCCCCAAGATGTTGCAGATTTTCTTCATAGTGTTCATGATAAATATTCATTATGGTTTGCTGATCAAATTAAAAAACTTCCCGGCTTTCAACAAACTAATAATAAATTAAATTTTGTTAATAATCTTAGAACCCAGATGCAAGGCATCATAGATTGGGTTTCTAATACCCCAAATATTATTCTGAAACAGTATAATTGGACCACTGCTCTTGAGGCGGCGGATCAATATCATAAAAATTTAACTTCTGCAAATATTGAAGGAATTGAGACAAACACCATTATTAAAAAATATAATGATGGATTTTATTGGGTTGATCTAGAATCAACAAGATGCTCGGAGGAAGGATCAGCAATGGGACATTGTGCCACTACCCATAATGCAGAAACCCTATACTCTTTACGTAGATTTGACAAAGTAACCAATACCACCGAACCTTTTGTCACTTTAGCAATTAGCCCAGATGATGGTAAATGGGTACAATGTAAAGGTAAGAACAACTCTAAACCTAAAAAAGTATATTATCCGTATATAGCTGATATTCTTATTAGTAAACAATGTTTTACCTTTAAAACTGAATATGATGCCCGAAATGATTTTACAGATGTAGATTTGGAAAATTATGTAGAAGAAAATAAAGATGAAATACCTAATTCCGATGAAATTCTAGAAAAAATATCGGCAGATCGCATCAGTTATGATGATTTTGAAAAAGTATTAAAGGAATATAAATTTAAGTATTATGATATTAATATTGAAGATAGTTATGATGAAGATAACAGGGATATATATGTTAATTATGCATTCTACCTTAAATTAAAATACACTGATACTGGTTTAGATAAACAAACCATTGATGATAATTTCACCTTTGATTATAGATCACCTGCTGGAAAATTATTGAGTGATGTAATAGAGGGATATTTAACAGAAATACAAGTAGAGCCTAGTTATAATGATGAGGAGAGTTTTGATATTCGGGGAATTATTGAGGCAGATGCGTCCGAAAATTCATTTGAACTGTCACAAGAAGGATTAAATTCCTTCAAACTACAATGCGATTATTATCATAGATTCGATGAACAGTTTGATAAAGAGGAATTTATTAATGAAACTCTACCAAAATTATTAGAATTGGATGGAGTAGTTACCAGTGACTTAAGCATTTTCGCGGATAAAGTAAAAGCCAAGTTCCCTAATATTCGGGTGGAAAGAGATGCCAAAACATTAGATTTATCAATAAGATTTGGACAAATATCAACTGATTTAACAGAAGAGGACTTATCCTCTTCTTCTTGGTTGCGTCGAGGTAATACAATATCCCTAACTTCTCAACACGAAGACTTATCAAAAGATAGATATAATGATATAAATTTATATATTATGTTTTGGGAGTTCATTAATAATCATTTATTAGATAATTATAAAACCCTTTATGCGGGTTTGACTTTGTCAAATGGAATTGATTTATCTGCTAAGTATTATTTCGCAGATGAGGATACGAAATATAATTTCGATAAGGAATTTGAACGTGTATCCCAATTAATGAACGAGATGCCAAGTATAGCCAAATACCTCACAGCTTTTGAAGAGAAAATAGTTATCCCTTTTTGTAGATCAGGAGAACCCATTACTCTTAAAGATATAGTAAAACCCGAGATTACTGCATCATCATATTCAGTAGGAATATATACTAAAGATGATATATATGTGGGAACATTGTATCTTGATTCCCGAGAACCCCGTACCATGGAATATATCTCAACACTAATAAAAGACTTGATAGATAAACAAAAGAATCTATACGGATATAGAAAGATTAATTCTTCTAAAATTTATGATTTCTTAGACGAGTTGGTTAATAGACAATTATCATTTAAAGATTTCTTTGAAGGATATGTCTCATTAAATAAAGTTATATGAATTTTAATAAGTTTTATGAACTACTTTGCGAAGGAACGGCCCCCCGTTCCTTTTCTTGTTTAATGTTGGATTGCTCAAACCTTTACCAGTATGTGAACGATCTACATGCTGAAATAGACCCCGACGACATCTATGACGATGAACCGGGACACGGACTTGAGAAGGAAACCCACGTCACCGTTCTGTATGGTATTCATACAGATAGTGTATCAGAAGTATTCGGTGTAATTGATCTTAAACCGATAAAATATAAATTTAAAAGTCTTTCATTATTTGAGAATGATAAATTTGACGTTTTAAAGTTTGATGTGGAATCTAAAGACCTACATGCACTGAATAAACAGGTATGTGACGAGTTGGAATATACTAACAAGTTCCCGGTATATCATCCACATTGTACCGTGGCATATTTGAAACCTGGTACAGGTAAAAAGTACACAAAAAACCCTTGTCCTATCATAGGACAAGGGTTCTCTAGTAACCGTTTTATTTTTTCAGATAAGAACAGTAATAAAGTGTGGAAGGACGTTTAATCTTCTTCCCATCGGGAGAACATTCGCTTGATAGCTTCAAAAGGAACATTGTGAGTGTTGCGATGGACGAAATCATTGATGTCTCTATCATTAAAAGTCTTATCACGGAGCTTTGGAAGCACACGCTTAAACCACGGAGAATCAGGAAACTCAATAGACACGGTATAACCATGGTTTTTAGCCATTTCTACATAGGGTTGACGGTCTTTGCGGGTGATATTAGTATTCGCAACTACAATCGTTTCCTTACCGCTTTCCATGGCTTTACGGACTTCTGACTGACACCAGAAGTGAGCTTTACCAATCTTTTCAGGAACGAAAAGATATTCCCCTACACAATTGATCCAATAGTTATCTGCTTCAAAGATACAATCAGCGGGTGCAAGGGTTTTAGCCTTGGTAGTTTTGCCTCCACCAGCGGGAGACATCATAATTATTAGTTTTTTATTCATAATTGTAAACGGGGATAAAATCGTGACTGGTTAAACATTCTTTAGTATATTCATGATGAATTGCATCAGGAAATTGTTCTTTGCTACTCTTGAGTGAAAAGGTAGTATTATTTTCATTTATAGAAAAAATCGACCCATCATTGGGACGAATAAATGCCACAAGTTTATTTTCTTTATTCATAATCATTAGAACTTTGTAATGAATTCATATATTGGTTATAATTCCAAATATCATCCATATGCTGCCTACATTTAGTATTAGGGCATATCATGGTATTTGAACCTCTATACCACCTCAATTGCTCTTTCGGTGTAGGTTTTTGGCATACATCACATATTTCCAAACCTTTAAATGCGTTAATATCAGTCATTATCATTCAAATATACTCCATGCTAAGTAATGGTCAAGGGCTGATTCGTCTTCTTTATTAAAGAGATTGAATACAGGGATTTTATATTCTTCTGCAAGATTGATAGCTGTAGCAGTTCCACCAGAGGCTTTACCATCGGAAGTCCAGCATATAAGCAACTCTGCCGGTGTTTGTATGTCTTTCCCTAACACTTGGAGCACATTGCGGGCGTGTAGGTTCTTTACACTGGCACTGAGTTTGTGCCATACGGGATGAATTCTTGCTGCAATATCATATGCAGCTTGAGGAGGTTCATCCCATAGGGTTGATTCATTCTTATTAAAACGTTTCCAAGGAAGGAAAATTTCTTTCTTTCCTTTGTAATAGTCAAAAGCTTCTTCCCAATAAGTATCGGCACCATCAGCACCACCACTACGGAGAATGAAATCCAAAGAAATTAATTTTTTCGCTAATTGGAATATTTTTATACGAACATCCCAAGGGGTTTCTCTAGACCCCACTCCTGTTATATAACGTTTCATTCTCTATTAAAATCTTCTCTAACAGACATCAGAACTCTTCCAAGAAGATTCTTACCTTGCCAAGTGGATACATCATGAGCACGTTTATCATCTGGTGCAAGCCCAATTCCCCAAATTCTATCCCATGGTGATGCTTCTGCCAAGATTAGATGATTAGTGGAAATTAGAAATTCCTTAAGATCGGAATTATCCTTGAATTTATATTTATTAATCATTCGGATAGCCTCGAATCTATGATTAGACCATTTTATGTCATTATAGTTTCTGACTAAACGACCTAAATCTTTCTGGTATCGAGGATTAGTTTCCTTTAGAATTTTTTCAGATGTTTCTTTGTCATTAAAGAATAATGCTTTATAAAACATCATCGCTTGTTCTGCACAATTAAATGATATATTTCCATCGGTATTGACGAAATCACTGACACTATAGTAATGATACCAATTTGGAAAGTCTTTATACGGAATTTCTAATTTATGTTTTTGCCCTTTATAAGCGCCGTACCATTGACTGAATGGGCCTTTTTGAAAGAGAAGAATGTTATTAACGATTGGATAATCAAATGTGATCATGGTATTAAAATATTTTGTTCAATTTTATCAAATTTCCAATGACTAGAAGTAGTCACATGGTTTTTTCTTACATATTTGCCTGTCTTAAAACGGAATTGTCCGTAATTGAATTTATCAGCAGAACGTACAACATACCCTTCATTACTGGATTCATTATAAGAATCTATCCAAAGTTTATGGATTTTCTCAGGTTTATCGACCCATTTTCCTCTAAAAATAGTAGGAACCATAGGGATGTCTAACAGTTCTGCCCATTCAGTGGTTTCATCCCATGATAAGCATTCATTTTTATCGTTCCAAATACTGAAAAGATAGAAATAGGACTGCAAATCATTATATTTGATAGAATGACGAGCAAAAAGATTTTCACCACATAATCTCCAATTGTCAGGAATATCATATGCAATGGTAGAATGGAATTGGCGTACCCAACTTTGTGTCCAATGAGCATTACCATCAATGCTGCGAGCATGCATATAATCACGATACATGGTGGTATTTTCTCCATCCATTTTAACGGTCATGACGATTTCTTCATTAAAAAAATCTAGATTGTCTTGAATACGATCATCTTCACCAATGTATCCGCTCCACGGGACATGGTACGTACGAGGATATTTAATATAGTTGCTATGTAAATCATTAAGTTTAGGATTCATAATATGTGCTCCAAGATTTATAGATTTTATCTAGATCGGCAGCATAAAATGAACTGCAATCAAAAGAGTTAACTTCTAATAGATGCAATTTATCATTCACTTGGCATATGTCAATACAATAATTGCCAATATTGGCAAAGAATGGATGACTTGCTATTTTTTTAGCAAAATCAACAACATCATCAGGCACATCTGGTGAAAGATTAAGTTCACCCTTAGCCATGTATTGACTACCAGAACAGTATTGACCTTCTACAAAGATGGTACGCCATTCCATAACAATATCTACCACAGGGGAAGTCATACACATCAAAGACGTGTCGATATTCTTATTTTTCCGCATAAAGTTTCCTTCTTCCACGAGCTTTCCCTTATTTGGGAAAACTTGTCCTGAAAAGGACTTGAATCCGTTACAAGGACGTAAGAATAGAGGAAAGTCTTCCTCAGTCGTATGATTGAGGAAAACATCCATATCATTAAACGACGTTTGAGAAGGAGAAATAATATATTCACGTAAAACAGGAAGCCAATTCAAACAATCTGCATATTGGAAATTCCGCTGTAAATATTTGGCAATATTTAGGGAAAAACGTCCATAAAGCACATTTTTTGGATTGATACGTGAACCCACAACACCCATAAGGTCAATATCTCTGACAGTAAAATACTGAGAAATGATTGCATGGGTATCCTGTCGTTCGTCCTCAGTGAAGAGGTCTTTTTCTAGGTAAAGGATGGGTTTCATACGGATTTATAATCTTTATCGGGTTTTGGAGTAAAGAACACATAAGGGCGTGTTCCACCCTTTGTATTCGATATGGTAGCATGAAATCTACGATTTGGTTCCTTGATACCAAGAATCCGAACCATTTGTTCCAATGGTTCTCCTCTCACTTGTGCAAAGAAGTTACGGAAATCCTTAGTCAATCCACCCATGATAATATCAGGGTTATATTCTAATCTAATTGGAACGTTAACATAGGTGTTTCTAAGAAATGCAATGTTATTTCTTTTGAGATTAGGATGGGTCTTTACAGACGCAACCGTGACGTGAGCACAATGAGCAGGGAAGTTTGTAAAGAACTTCATATGCTTATCCACAAACTGTTTATAATAAGCAATGAAATCCATCGGTAAACGAATGCGAACATTCATTCCGTCGATTTCGAGTTTGCCTATTATAGGGAGCCATGTATTCATGATACATTATATCATAAGGGATGTACATGTCAATGATGATCTAATTTAATATCAATTTTATTCTTCATTATTTTCTCAACTTCTTCAATTTTGAAAAAACAGGTTCCGTTATATTTTTTAGCATTATCCACCCCAATATCCAGAATTTTTCCTTGTGTGTCATTGGGTTGTGAATTAGGTAAATTGGAATGACTATGCCCATAAATCGCCACGCTATAGTTAGGTGTCCACACTTGAGGAGCAGTATGCCGACAATAATAAAAACCGTTACCAATATTAAAAGTGACAGATTCGCCCATAAAAGTAATGTTATGTTGTAATCTTCTATCTATTTTCTGAACGGGATTAACTATATCCCCTTTTTCTAAATTTTCAAAAAGAGAAAAAGGATAAAGTGAAATAAATCGTCGAGAAGTATCTAAAGTTGGAGATAACATTCTTTCTACTCCAAATTCTTCCCAAAATTTATGTAGTCCTTCCCAATAGATTTTAGACATGAACGATTCATGATTTCCTTGGGTATAAAAATGTCGAGCTTTAATATTAAGAATAATTTCTTTAGTTTTTTCAATAGAAGACATTAAAGTGAAATCTCCTAAATTAATTAACAAATCATTTTCATTTAATGAATATAATTGGTTTAATATCCATTCATCATGCTCATGAATAGATTTAAATCCTCGTGCTTCTACAATCCAAGGACGATTATGATTTATGTGAGCATCGCTTAAGAAATAAATATTTTCATAGTCGTTTCGATTGATTTTGTATGGTTTATCATTCATATTTTATATGATAACACACTATTTTGCGCTTGACAAGTACTATTCTGTAGATTATATTGAGTCATGAACGGTAAAGGACCACAAGTAAGAAAAGGTGCAAATCTCCAAGCATATTGGAATAATTATGATAATATTTTTCGAAAGAAAAAAGAAGAATTATCTGACAAAGATATAGAGGAAATGAAGGATGATGCAGATACCATGTCTCATTCAGAATTTGTCAAAATAAGTAAAAGAAATGACAACTAAATTTGAACGATATGATGTAAACGAGAAGGAATTCGTCTCTAATCCAGACGTAGATGCTTTCTTTAAAGATATTCTACAGGTAATCAATAAACATAAATTAACTATTAGCCATGAGGATGTTCACGGTGCATTTATAGTAGTTAAAGCTAATAAGCCCGATATTAATTGGTTGATAAACTCAACAGTTAATTTAGGAACTCCAAAAAAAGTTAAACATAAGATTCCTGTTGCACCTAAAAAAGAAGCGACTAAAGAAAAAACAAAATTCAAATTCTATAAACCAAAGGACAAAAATGACAATTGATGAAGATAATAACGAAAATGAAAAATGTTGTGGAAAATGTGGATGTAATGCGACTCCAGAAGTTTCTCCTGATGAACAAAAGAAATTAGATTTCTATATAAAAATAGTAGAAGAAGCTAATAGAATTACTGAAATACAAAAAGAATATGGATCAAGATAACGATAGTCATTATTGTGAGGAATGTAACAGTTGCGGGGAAAGCGGATGCTGTTCCCCAAGCAATTGTATAATTGTTCGATGTAAATACGGCGAACATAATTTACGTGAGTATCGTTCCATGCAGAAGGAACTCGGAGATTATTTCGATGTTTTGAAAGAAGTTCAAAAATATTTGACATGGCAAGATATAGAGTGCTCCACATTAGAAACTCGTAGATTATCAGAAAAAATAACAAAATTGTTTGAAACGGATTACAACGTAGCGTAACTTTAAAGGTAATGAAAAATTATACAGATATTAATATTATAGTGGATCGCAGTGGAAGTATGTCTTCTATTGCGGCAGATATGTTGGGAGGTCTTAGGACTTTCATTCAAACACAAAAAGAACGTAAGGATAAAGCAAAGGTATCTTTTTACCTATTTGATGATCAATACGATACAATTTTCAAAGAGAAAGATTTAGAAAATGTTCAAGATAGTGATTTCACTCTAGTTCCTAGAGGTTGGACTGCTTTGGTGGATGCAGTGGGTCGGACCATCAATTCCGTTGGCGAACGTCTTTCTCTTCTTAAAGAAGATGACCGTCCAAATCGGGTGCTTTTTCTTATTATCACTGACGGAGCAGATAATCGTTCCCGTGAATTCAAATTGGCAAAAGTTAAGGAAATGGTTCAACATCAGCGTGATGTATATGCATGGGATTTCGTATTCCTTGGCGCAAACATTGATGCTTTCGCAACAGGCGGCGGACTAGGTATTGTAGGTGCTTCTACTTCAAACTTTGAAGCCAGCACAAGAGGCGTTAATGAGGCATTCCTTGGTTTGACTAAGAGTTATGCATCATATTCTGCGCTTGATAGAACCTCTGATAGACGATCAACATTCGAGGTACATCAAACAACTTCTGCTGATCCAGTTACCCAAAATAGCTAATATATGAGAATAGGAATTGTAGGAACACAAGCTAATGGTAAATCAACATTAGTTAATACTATTAAGGCATATTGGCCTAATTACAAGTATATTGATGGAAAATATCGTAACTTTGTCAAAGAACAGAGAGAAAATATTAACCAGAATGGTACTGTAGAAATGCAGACTAAGTTGAGAGATTGTCTAATTGATGATGCAGTTGATAATGCATCAGAGAAATATTCTCTTTCTGATCGGACCATTTTGGATAACGTGGTATATACTTTATGGTTGGGGGGTAAGGAGAAAATTAATGACGATGAATTTATTTCTAGTTCAATTAATATTTGCCGAGAAACATTGAAATTTTATGATATGATTCTTTGGCTTCCTCTCAATGATGATATTGTTGCTTCTGAGGAAAAGGTTAATCGTGATAATGATTTAACTTATCGAGAAGAAATTGATGCTATTTTCCAAGCAGTTTATCAAGGTTATATTGAACAAGACGGGATTTTATTTGATCCGAAAGACCAACCTCCTATGATTCCTCTTATCGGAGATTTGGATGCGAAAATAGAAATGATTAAACAATATATTGATGAGAAGGGTGATCCTATCGTAACAGAACAATCGGTCTTCCAAGGATTAGAAGAAATGTACGATAAAGCACAACTTTTTAAACAATTGTCTGGAAATCAATGATAAGTTCTTGGTAAATACTTGTGTTATGATTAAACCATTTATTCGTGAAATTACTGAGACTAAAGTTGCCCTTTGTAGGGCTGGAAGTTGCTGCTGTGAACTTGAAAAACAAGGTGAAGATTTGTTTATCCTTACCGATGATTTTGGAGGTAGTGTTAAATTAGATAAAAACGATTTAAAACTTCTTCCCGAAGCAGTGAAGCGTTTTGTATAATAATATATACAAAAGTCAAATTAATTTAAGGCGTTATATTAATATAATGCCTTAAATTTTCTAACCAAAATAATTACATGGTTAGCTCAACGTCCTAAGACTAATTATAAGGTCTTAGTTAATAATAAAACTAAATTCACTTTACCGGGAGTATCCCATCACATTCAAATTCTGGTGCCGTTTTGGAAACCAATTTGTATTATGACATTGGAATCACCTATGAGGGTATTTCACTTCAAAGGTGGCTTACAGGTTCAATATTTTGATGATGTGGTTGCGGCTGCAAAACATGCAACATGTATTGATAATAAAGAACGTCTTCCATTTGATGTGGAAGCTGCAAGAGCAGATATTCGTACTCGATATGTTGCTAATGGAACATATGATGTGAATTATCAACCACCTGTTACATGCGTGATTCGAACAAGTAACATAAATACTGAACCTGTAAACCGCCCTAGAGAAGTTGAACCTGTAGACCTCCCTAGATCCGAGGAAGTGGATAATGAAAGTCTAATGTATCCTAATTTGAATCCTTACACCCGTCCATATCAAAATCCTTATGCGGTTGAGTCGTCAGTGGCAGGAGGTACAGTGGCACCAGCAAGAAGAAATTCTCCGTCTATTGTGTTCTCCGTCTATAATGGATGGCGCAAGACCACTCATCGTTAGACGAAGTTCTACAAGAGACGGAGATTGCTGACTGTAATTCTTAAGCAGGCTTTTTGTAAATATCAAGCTTCTCAACTAAGAATTTGACTAATTCAGAACGTTTGATATCTTCCGCAGAGAAGAATCTGACATGGATGTTATGTTCCACGGAATCTTCACCCATAAGTTTTTCATAAACTTTTTTGAATTGGTCTTTTTCTTTAATATCGGTTTGATATGAATCACCCATAAGGAAGATTCTGCAATTGTCTGCACAACGAGTAAGAATGGTTAAATGTTCTTTATATGAAATGTTTTGACATTCTTCAACAATGATTACACAGTTTTTGAAGTTACGACCACGTAGGAAAGAAATAGGGGCGAACTCAATTCGTCCTTCTTTTTCTAGTGATTCTAGTTCTTGTTGTGTTACAAAGTTTGAACATGCTTCAAATGCAGTTTGGAACCATTCTGAAACCTTTGCAGATTTGTCACCGGGAAGATACCCTAAGTGAGCTTGGGAAGATTCGACAACACTTCTAATGTACACGATTTTTTCAATCTTGTTATGTGTCAATAATTCTAATGCTGAATACATAGCACATACAGATTTACCTGTACCTGCCGGACCTTCGACAAAAACAGCATTGGTGTGATAATCCACCATCACATCTATTAGTTCTTTCTGTTTTTCTGTCCATTCAAAAGGCTGATATAAAAGCATAGCACTTTTCATTTTTTTCTTTACTGACCCGACGCTCGCTGACCTTGATTTAGCACTCATCTCGTATTACTTACCATTTATAGTTATGTAACTATTTGTAATTCTTGTGTACTCTAATTAAATATGATAATGAAGAAATATACAAAGGATTTTTTAATAGAAAAAGCTAAAGAATATGATTATGTAGAAGATTTTAAAAAAGATTATCCTAAATTATATTCTGCAATATATAATAGAAAATTGTTCACCTTAACATGTGGACATATGGGTAGAAAACGACGTATTCGTTTTACAGACGAAGAATTATTCAATATTGCCAAAAAATATAAATCGAGAGTAGAATTTATCATTAATGATAAAAGTGCATATAGTGGCTTACAAAACAGAAAATTATTAGATATTGCATGTCAACATATGATAAAAACTAAATTTTCAATTCCTCAAAGAATATGCAAATATATATTTGATAATATTTTAAAGGAAGAAGGAATTTATAATACCAGAGAAATAATTACACCCCAAGAGATAGATATATATTACCCTGTTGCTAATTTGGCAGTGGAATATAATGGTGAATATTGGCATAACAGAGCATCAGTCAAGCAACGAGACAATATTAAAATACAAAAATTAATAGAAAAAAATATACATTATATTGTTATACAAAATAATACTCATAATTATAATAATTCTAATTATATCTTTTTTTATGAAAAATCTATAAAAAAAGATATAATTAACCATTTATCTATTATACAGAGCATATGTCCATATATAACAGAGCAATATATAAATAATATCGTAATTAATTGGGAATCCGTATTTGATGTAATTAATTGGGAATCCGTATTTGATGCAATTAGAAAATGTAACACCTTAAAAGATTTTAGAATAAGGTTTCCACATATTTATAGATTATTATGTAGATTAAACAAGTTACATATGCTCAATGACTTGAAAGTCGATATACCAATATGGGTCGATAAATCAGATGAATATATCATTGGATTAATATCCAAATGTAGTAGTTATCAAGATTTTTTTAGTAATGTATCCTTATATAGAGTAGCAGTTAAACGAAAACTTACCGATAAAGCAAGAGAAATACTTCCTGACAATAAAAATATAAATTTTAAAGTTGGTAAAAGGAGTTGGTACAATATGGATAATGATACATTTATGAAATATGTAAAGAATAATTATGACGATTATAATGCTTTATACAAAGATCGTTCATGTTATAATGTGGCAAAATCGAGAAATCTGAGAAATTATTTTAAAGAATACTATAATAGTTTACCAGTTTAATTCTTTAATATTTTTATCAGTGATTATTAAAAAAATCATCCCATGAGAGTCTGCGTATTTTTTAGCTGCTTGCCATTTAGCTTGATTTATTGCAAAAGTAGTTTTTGCATATAAAATGGTGCTAGGTTTCATTTTTTTACTTTCTACTATAGGCATAGTTTCCTTATGTGGTTTCACCTCAATTAAAATCTTTTTGATTTCATTTTTAACTAAAATTTCTACATAAAAATCTATAAAGTAGCGATGATACTGATTATCCGTTGGTTTCTTATATGCGACCACGACATTTTCGCTCCCCCATTTTAGAATATTTGGATTGGTATCCAAAATAACCATTAATTGGCTTTCTAAGCCACTTCTAAAAAAGGGTTTATCTTTATTGAGACATTTTTCTTTATTCTTTGGGGTAAAGAAATTTTGTTTAAATTCTCTATAAGTTCTTTTTGCCATAAAAGTATTTATAAAAAAAGAAACCATGTAATATTGCTATTACATGGTTTCGGGGGAGCAACGGATGATGGGTTAAATCTAAACGTGTAGAGCTAGGGCAGCAGAAGCATTACTTAGAGCAGTCTGTGCATTGGTTGCAACAGATGCGACGGTAGAAGGAGCAATAGTTATACCAAGGATTGGTGCAAATTTCTCAGCAAGTGACTTGATAGTATCTAATGATTTGATTGCAGTAGGAAGATATTTGTCAATTTCTTTAGCAATAGGAGTGCCAGCGATTTGCTGATCTACAACTTTAAGAACAACAATAAGCTTAACAACAACTTCATAAGAAGCTTGTGCCGCAGCTTTGATTTTAGATAGGTTTGCTAATACGGAAAAAGCATTGATTATGGATGAAAACATGATATTAATTTCTTTCTACTACTATTTATCGTTTTATAGACGTTCTTGTTAATTTTATATGATTTGATTATAAATCATATAAAATACGTGCATCAGTAAAAAGGTTATTGATAACAGGTAAAGATACAGTTTTGCCAAATTCTTCATAAATTTTGGCAAAAATAGGATGGTTTAAATCGTTTGTTAATTCCATCCATCCTACAAAATAATTCCAAATTCTATCTTCCCATTTATTAGGATACGGTACACCTAAAGGTCTGCCAAACCGATGATTCCATTTGATATTAGGTAAACATATGCATTTACCCCCTGCTTTACGGAATTTCTCATGTATGTATCCTTCTTCGCCACCAAATCCTCTGAAATGTTTATTTAAACCTTGCCATGCATCTTTTCTGCAAGAGAACATACCCAGTCCCATCATAGGAATTTCAAACGGTTTATTGTTTTCATATGTGATCTTATTGGTTGCCCATACTCCGAACATATGCCCACGCCATATTGGATCGAAATGAGTCGATATATTTTTTAAGTCATCATACCATAATGGACCTTGTATTAGATCGTTAGTATCAGGATTTTCCTTATAATAATCTAATAAATTTTTTATAGCATTCTGTTCCAATAATACATGAGAATCTAGACATAATACATATTTTCCTGTAGCATGTTTAAATATTTCATATTTTACAAAAGTACTTGTTTTATCAGTAAAAGGTATATATTTGGTTCCCGAAGAATTACATATTTTTTTTACGTCTTTGGCATGCTTACCGTTTGGATTGTTATCAATGACGATAAATTCCACATCGTTTTCAATACCTTGTAATTGATACATTCGTAGAGATTGAATGGTGAAAAATACACCATCAAAGTCATCATATGTCGCCATCCCTATAGTTAAAAGTTTTTCCATTTTTTTATATTTAGAGATACCTAACAACTCCTTCCATCATAAAAAACTGTTTTTATGGAGGAAAAGGAGTTGTAGTAGGTTCTTCAGTAGTTGTAGTAGGTTCTTCAGTAGTTGTAGTAGTAGTAGTAGTAGTAGTAGTAGGTTCTTCAGTAGTTGTAGTAGTAGGTTCTTCAGTGGTAGATGTAGATGTAGTTGTAGTAGTAGTAGGTTCTTCAGTGGTTGATGTTGGTCCCTCAGTGGTTGATGTTGGTCCCTCAGTGGTTGATGTTGGAGCACAATGATAACAAGTTAATGACGCCCCATTATTAGCATATTGTTCACCGACAACTGAAACAGTAATTGTTTCAAGTGCGTCACCTTCTCCACAACTTAGAAAAGGATCGGAAGACTGCCCAAAATCACTACAAGTAGCATATGGTTTAGGGGTAGTGGTGACTTCTCTATAGCATGTTTTTGTACCAAACCCTTCTGCACAAGAGACTACAATATCTTCAAAAGAACCGCCCCATGCAGGATCAATAGTCGGTGAATACCCATATACTGAGCAGCATTCAGGAGGTGGAGGAGTGGTAACTTCTCTAACACATATTTTCATACCAAACCCTTCTGCACAAGAGACTGAAATCTCTTCATAAGAATCTCCCCATGCAGGATTAGGAGTCACTTCATACCCATATACTGAGCAGCATTCAGGCGCAGGAGTAGTAGTTGTTGTACATAGCTCCGGCGCACTTTGTTGCACACCATCAGCAAAAACATACTTATATTGGTTCTTATACCCCGTACCTGTAAAAAGGTCTTCCTCTCCATATGGTGTATCATACCAAAGTCCATCACATAGTTTTAATTGGAAAGATGCATCTCCTTCGGTAGGAAAGCACGTATTATAAAAATCATAATAAAACGGTGTACAGGTTGTAGAGGGTTCGGGGGGAGGGGTAGTTTCTGGAATTGATATATCTATATTAATAGGCGGATATGGATTATCAATACAGGTGGGTGTTCTACTGAATATGACCCCATTAACAAATATATATTTCCAAGTATAATTAAACCAATCACCATTTACCAAATCGCCATACAACGTGTTATAATGGAATACTGCTTCTTTAAAATCAAAATAAAATAAATTATCAGGGGCAATATCACATGCAGTTGCGAAATATTGATTAGTACCTAACCATACTTTATTTTCACTAGTTGCCGTATTGCATAGACCTGTGATACCAACTTTAAAGGTGTTTCCATTGAACGTAGGATCAAATGGCGGCAAGGTGTATAGTGAAGATGTTGCTCCATCAATAGGAGTATTGTTACGATACCATTGATAGTTTAAACTTTCAGAAGAACCGCGAGTAGTCACAAAAAGATTTAATATATTTCCCATTGTTGCGAATCTTTCTTGAACTGCGTCCCAAACAACAAAGGTAGCACTACAAGATGGACAATCCTGAACAGTGGATAGTCCTAAAATACTATATTCATTATTTAATAGAATTGCAGAAGATGGGTACACTACTGTATCATCTAACGAGACAACGTTGAACTTTTTACGTACTCCGTCCATATCCACATTGATATGTTTCCCTACATAGTCTTCTAAGTTAATATTTGCACTTATATAGTTCATGGTATTTGGGTTTCTCCATAAGACGCATTGGGCATTTCACATTCAACTAATTGATATACTGCACGGTATGCACAATTTCTATCTTTATAAATTTTGTCAAGATCAATATAATCATAACATGAGTTACAGTTTGTGATCTGCGGAATAGATTCTAAAATATTTGGGATATATGCCCAAGTTGAACCATTTTTTACAAAAGTGAAATGATATACAAAATTCGTGTAAATCAATTTATTATCATAGCGTGCCAAAATATCGGCAGGTAATACGGTAGGTATATTAAATAAACTTGTTCTCTTCGGTAAGAAAATTGTGAAATATTGATCAAATAAACAATAAATTAATTGCAAGTCAATCGCATCGAAATCAGAAAGAAGCGTGGCAGTGAACACATTATTTTTGAACATAATATCTGAATATATGAGTTGGATTTTTTCAGCACTGTCTAAAATTAAGTCGGGTTTTTTCATCCTAACAAAAATAGCATTAATAGCATTAATAACAGTTTGACATTGGTTGTCCACTACGATATAATCCATAATGTCCTTCAACTTCAATCCATAAGAACCTGCAATACTAGTTAAAGAAGTATAAGATAGTTCATTAATCGGATAATTATCCATAATAGCTGGATCATATGTCTTAATTAGAAATTCTAAACGAATACGCTGATTATCTATAAATTGAGATGCAGGGAAATTAACATTTAACCATTTCTGTGCCTCGATAAAGTTACCCACAACACTGAATCCTTCACTATATACAATAGTGATTGGTTCTTTCCAGAATTCGTGTGCATTGAATACAATATTAGACATATCGGTATATCTTTGTGCATTCTTATTAAGAAAGGCGACTTGACTATCAAGTTTCGGTTTTAAAGTATTGAGCAAATCAGAGAAATTCTGCCATTTATTCATGCTTTCTTGCAAAACGCATACACGATTGTTCATTAGATGAAAATTTCTATTCATATCTTCTAATGTGTTCCCAATTGGGCTATAGTCGTGTAGTTCGAAAAGTGTGGACATCTTAATTAAAAAGGATAGATTCTTGTTGCCAGATTAGACTAATAGGATCAATAACATATTTGAAACCTGCGAATCTGTTTAAATATTTATCAGGCACATCAATTGTGGCGGTGATGCTACCACAATCAACATTTCCATAATTAACATAAGAATAGGTTCCGCGCTTAATACAACTACAGTAACAAGTAACGCCCACGGTTTTAATACCTTGGTTAACTGTTTTTGATAAGAATCGGTTAATTTCACTATATTGCGGGGTGAATATATATAATTCTTGCCCAACAATGAAATTAAAGCATACACCATTACGCACCGGGAAATTTTCATTTACCCATGCAGCAATATTTGAACTCATTTGTTCGGTATTATCAGCTTCAAATGGGAAAGGATAAACAATAGTGATTGGCTTTAACCAAAATGCACTGGATTGTGAAACAGTAGTATAAGTATCTTGCCAACAAGAGCTTAGTGTTGCCACTGTTTGCTCTGCACCTGCCCAATTAGCACTTAATTGGGAGAAGGTGTTATATGCACTGTTCCATAATGTTCGCGCACTGAATTCCAAATTACATGTTTGAATGTCAAGACTACGAAAGTTGTAAACAATGGAAGATAGAGAATTTCCGATACTTTCTCCGTACGCAATAGGAATAACATGCTGACATGTTTCATCCATTTTACATAATTGATTATTTAAATAATTCATAACCTTATTTAACAAAGATCAATACAGTTATCAAAGATTTCTCTAGGCTGCTGACAACAATTATCTTCTAAATCTTCCCATGTTCTTTCGTAACGGGTTCCCGGCATAACCTGATCCCATCTTACAGGATGGATACATTGACAAGACATTTGTTCCCAAACCCAACATAGAGGGAATTGGTTATCCACTGCTGGATTAACGAATGAAATATTGTCCCATGTGATTCCACTAATGTAGGGATTGATTACTGATTGAGTTTTAACCAATTCTGCCCATGTGAAAGGATTTTTAACTTTACTAGTAAATTGAGGAGAACTGATACGGTGATAGTCCCATACCCAAATAATTTCAGAGGATGTAACACATTCCGTCCGAACATCAATCATTTCACGAATAGCATTAACATTATCATTAATAATTCCAAAGTTTCTATTAATTGTCTCATAGTTCACCACTTCATTACTTCCTAGTAATTGTAAGGAGGTTAATGTAGGAATTTCATTAGTGTTTATAGGAGACAATGTTTGAGTAATGAAATTACCCAATGCATCAACTC